CTCCTCCAGGTTATGTAGGCTACGAAGAAGGTGGAGAGTTGACCGAGAAGGTTCGCAATAAACCATATTCAGTCTTGCTCTTTGATGAGGTAGAAAAGGCGCACCCAGACATCTTTAATGTGCTCTTACAGGTTTTGGATGATGGTGTCTTGACGGACAGTAAAGGTCGCAAGGTTGACTTCTCTAATACCATTATCATCATGACGTCAAACCTTGGTGCGACAGCCCTTCGTGATGACAAGACGGTCGGTTTTGGGGCCAAA